CAAGCATATCAAGAAAGAGGAGATGATGAACGTAGCCTCTCTGCCTTATATGTTTCGAGACTGGCCCGAATATAGGGACTACCTAACAGACAAGCTTATTAGCATTGAACACAACAGGCTAAAGTTTCACCGCAAGTGGCATAGAATGGCTATGCTGTATGACGAAATAGCAAAGCCCGAAGAGATGTATAAAAAGCAGATCAAAGCAATATTACAGAACGATTGGGAATATGAGCAGTTGAAGAATTGGGAAGAAAGCCCACCTGTCATTGCATACCGAAAGTGGAAAAAGGGAACACTCTGGATCGATGATCCGAAAGACCCAAACCTAAAGCTAATTAAGGACAAGTACAAATGAACATAAAGGCGGACACAACGGACGTAATGGAGAGGTTGAAGCATTCCATCGTTGAGGATTTGCGATTGTTCGACGATCAAGACAGGATCGACTTCCTCAATGAGCTTAAGAGTTTCCTGCATGAGATAAGCCCGTTAGCGGCGCAGCCCGTGGATCTAGTCGAGTGGGTGGACGTTGATAAGGTGGAGGCCAACAACTACAACCCAAACTCTGTCGCCTCTAAAGAAATGGAACTTCTACACACTTCGATCAAACACGATGGATACACGCAGCCCGTAGTGACGATCCACGATCAAAAAAACGATAAGTATATAATCATAGACGGGTTCCATAGATATTTCACTTGCAAGAATGCGGCGGACATAAGGGCGGCTAATATGGGACGCTTGCCCGTGGTCGTATTGCAAAAAGACATGAACGAAAGAATGGCTGCAACGGTACAAATATGGTATTTAAGATGTTAGACAACGGCTGGTTAGATCAAGACATATGCAATCATCTAGGTATGGCGGCGGATGAACTGCTAAGATTAAAGCACGTTACGGGGTTCTCTAAGCTTTTCGAGGATGCCGAATATAGTAAGTCTTGGGTTACGCGCAATCAGGTGATGCTCAAGAAAAAGTACGAGGATGAAGTGAAAGAAACTGATAGAGATTGATAGCGAAATGCCTAAGAAAATCACACCAGAGCTTGAAGTGAAGATGCGCGATGAGTTTGTCTTTGGTTATGTGGACGAAGGCGGGGAGCGCCGCTATCCAACTATCGAAGCACTGCAACGCCGTCATGACGTTGCGATTGCTACACTAAGGCGAAAAGCCGACAAGGGAAGCTGGCAGAGAGAAAAGAACCGCCGTCAAACGGAGATAATGCAGAAGCTCGACGCAGAGCGCCTAAATAGGCTTGTAGAGAGCGGGAAGCGTTTAGACGATACCGCGTTGCAACTTGCACAGGCTATGCTCTCCAAGGTAGGGCAAACGCTACAGGACGCATTTAGTGAACAGGTAAACTTTGAGCTTAGAACGGATGAGCTAAGAGAGCTTTCTGTTATTACGATAAACGCGCAAAAGGTTGGAAAGCTTGCGTTAGGTCAGGCCCAAGAGATAAGCAAGGTAAGTGCAGATGTTAGCAACCCCGAAGCCTTCCGAGAAGTTATGGAACAACTTGACGAACTTGCCACGGCAAGGTCATCACGCTACAGGCACACTATACAATGAGTGGTTAAAGACTGCCCGAGACAGTCAATATACCCCGCCAAAGGACATCTATGGGGACTGGCAAGTCTGGCTTATTCTTGCGGGGCGTGGTTGGGGTAAGACACGCACGGGCGCAATGGACGTTATATTCTACGCCTTGAGGAACCCAGAGGTTCAGGTTGCGGTTGTCACCCCTACCTTTGGAGATATTCGAAGAACTGCATTCGGTGGCGTTTCTGGCATCCTTAAGTTTCTACCCCGTGAATGTTTGATGGGCGGTACTGGTCGAGGTTATAACGCTACGGCGTCAGAGATAAATCTATACAATGGGTCTAAGATCATGGGGTTCTCTGCAACGGAGCCTGACAGATTGCGCGGGCCGCAATTCCACCGCGCTTGGTGTGACGAAATAGCTGCATGGCAGTACCCCGAAACCTTTGACCAGTTGATGTTTGGTTTGCGACTAGGGGAAAACCCTCAATGTGTTATCACAACAACGCCAAAGCCTACGCCAATCATTAGGGGATTGATCAAGCGCAAAGGCGGAGTGGTCATTACTCGGGGCAGCACATTTGAAAACGCAGCAAACCTAGCGCCCGCAGCGGTGGCGCAGCTAAAAGAGAAATACGAGGGGACAAGGCTAGGGCGACAGGAGCTTTATGCAGAGGTTCTTGATGACCTTGAGGGGGCATTGTGGACCTATTCAATGCTAGAGGGGACCAAGTGCAGCCTAGAGGAGCAGCCGCAATATGTTAGAACCGTTGTGGCTATTGACCCTGCCGTCACCAGTCATTCTGAAAGCGATGAAACGGGGATAATCGTGGCAAGCCTTGGCGAGGATGGGCAGTATTATGTTAGGGCGGACGCGACAATGCGGGGAAGTCCTGACGCTTGGGCGAGAAAAGCTTGCGCTCTTTTGGATGAATACGAGGGGGACAGGATCATTGCAGAGGTAAACAATGGTGGCGATCTGGTCGAAAAAGTGATAAGAACTATTGATAGGTCTGCACCATATACTGCGGTGAGGGCTTCGCGTGGTAAGATAGTTAGGGCGGAGCCTATAGCGGCCTTATATGAACAGGGTAAAGTAAAGCACGTTGGAAAATTGAAAGAGCTTGAGGAACAGATGACAAGTTACACTCCCACTACTGGCAAGTCACCTGACCGATTGGACGCCCTTGTTTGGGCGCTTACGGAACTCTCAAGATCATCTGGTCAAGCAGTTTGGAGAGTAAGCTAATGGCAACACTAAGACAGAGGTTTGCGGCGTTCTTGTCCCCAAGCGTTTCGACAAAAGAAGCACCACAGGTTCACATAAGCGGGCCAACATATAGCCAAGGCAAGCGCGACAACTTCAAGAGCTATGCAAAAGAGGGCTACAAAGAGAACGCTATTGTTTTTCGTTGCGTCAATGAGATTGCAAACGGGGCGGCGTCTATTCCGTTCTGCGTATATCAGGGGGACATAAAGCTAGATGCACACCCTCTTATATCTTTGCTAGAAAGGCCAAATCCATTACAGGCGGGGGTGGAATACTTCCAAAGCCTCTATAGCTATCTGTTATTGTCTGGAAATAGCTACGCCTTAACGTCTGATATTGGCGGGGTTCCTAATGAGCTTTATATATTGCGGCCTGATAGGATCGAAATAGAGCCAAGCGAAACCGCTATCCCAAAAGCCTACAAGTACAAGATAAACAATCAAGTCGTTAAAACATATCCCGCCGATCCAGTTAGTGGTGCGGCAGAGGTGAAACACTTTAAATTGTGGAACCCCTTGGACGATTACATGGGTCTATCGCCACTAACTGCCGCAGCTATGGATGTAGATCAGCACAACATGATTGCCAAGCACAATATTGCGCTTCTGGCTAACGGAGCGCGTCCGTCTGGCGCGATAGTGTTTAAACCCGCCGACGATGCGGGAATGCGGACAATGCTATCAGACGGCCAGAGGGAGCAGTTATCAAGCGATCTTAACAATCGTTTCCAAGGCGTGAACAATGCGGGCAAGCCTATGCTGCTTGAGGGTGATTTCTCATGGCAAGAAATGGGAATGTCCCCGCGAGATATGGATTTTAATAGCCAAGCAAACATGACTGCAAAGGATATTGCGCTTTGCTTTGGCGTTCCGTCTCAGCTTATCGGCATTCCAGACGCGCAGACTTATGCAAACGTCCAAGAGGCGCGGCTTGCTCTATACGAGGAAACAATCATTCCCTTAGCAAAGCGGATCGAAAGCGATCTAAACGAATGGATAGCGCCAGCGTTTGGTGATGATATATCTATAACTTACGACATCGACAGCATCCCTGCGATGACAGAGCGTAGGAGAAGAATTTATGAGAATGTTACTGCAGCGGTTAGGGACGGCATCATTAGCCGCAATGAAGCGCGTGAAAGGTTGGGTCTTGAACCCATTTCGGGCGGTGATGAAGTATTTATCGCGGCTAACCTCTTCCCTCTCGGGGGGCCTGATGTGGCTCAAGATGAAGGCCAAGATCCAGACGAAGCAGGAAAAGACGCCTACGGTGATTTTGAAGGCAAGTCAAAGGTCGGAACCGACACCTACACCACAAGAGAAGAAGCCAGCGCCCGCGCCGAAGAAATAGGATGCACGGGTACGCATCAGCACAATGTGGACGGAACCGTTGTCTTTATGCCATGCGATACGCACGGGGAGTATGAGCGGGTTCAAAAAGAGGCGGATAGATACGTTAAGCCCCGAGACATGAGATCACGAGGCAAATCTGAATCAGACAAATTAGCCCCAAGCAGAGAGATATTGGAAATAATCGCGGACGCTATGGGCGTTAAGGTCAACGACATTGTAGAAGATGACTTTGAAATTGACGGTAAGGCCGAGAGTGATGTGAACACCGTTCCGACTGATGCGATGGCGCGGAATGCGCAGAGAGCGTTAGATCTTCGCAAGGAATATAATAACCGAGGTATGACCCGCGTGGGGGTCGCTAGGGCCAATCAGCTTATCAACAAGGAAAGACTATCGCCCGACACAGTGCGCCGTATGAAAAGCTTTTTTGCCCGCCATGAGGTAGACAAGCGGGCGCAAGGTTTCCGCCGTGGTGAGGAAGGATGGCCTAGCGCGGGTTTAATCGCATGGCTAGGCTGGGGCGGGGACGAAGGTCAGTCATGGGCAAACCGTAAAACGAAAGAGCTTGATAAGGAGCGCGACAAGTCTGAGTCGGTCGTGATGTTCCAATCTGGTCAGTGGGCCACAACCGAGGACAAAGCCCCTATATCCGAGGCGGTCAAGAAAGGTCTAGCCGAGAAGGTCAAAGAGCATAACGAGAAGCACGGCGACAAGAAGGGCAAGAAGGTTACGCAGAGAATGCTTGAGGCTGTATTCCGTCGAGGCGTTGGGGCGTATAATACAAACCCACAATCTGTAAGGCCGAGCGTGAATAGCCCTGATCAGTGGGCATATGCTAGAGTAAATGCGTTCTTGCGGGCTGTTCGTACAGGTAGATTTAAGAGTGGAAAGTTTGACACTGACCTTCTGCCCGAGGGCCACCCACTAAAAGCAAAGAAATCTTCTGACATAGCGGCTGAATAGTGTGCCTCTTCCCGTATTTATCAAGGCTGCAAATCGGAGCCGCATATCTATTCAGAAGGAAGTACGCGAGGTAAACCGTGTTATTCTGCGCTTTGAGCGCGGGATGGCGCAAAAGCTCAACACTTTATTTGCTAAAACGGGCCGTAGAGCCGCACAGGCGTTCACTGAGGGCGTAAACCCTCTCGCGGCGATTGGTGATCTAGGAGATGAGCTTAACGCCGTTTTCTCGCAGCAATATCGAACCGTGATAGATACCTTTGCCAATCGGGTTTTTGACAATCGACCACAGAAGCAAGACAGAAGCTTTTACGAGTTATTTGATCTGTATATGCGGCGGCATGGAACGCGGATGGTTACGGCGGTTGAGGAAACTACAAGGTTCCACATTCGGAAGGCAATTCAGACGGCACAAGGGGACGGGCTTGGTGTTGATGAGACTGCAAAGTTTATAAGGGATAGAACGTCTGGCGCGATTGGTCGGGCAAGATCCGCCACGATTGCGAGGACAGAAACCCATGCCGCGGCTAGTTATGCAACGGATGAGGCGACAAGGCAGCTAAATCTACCTAACCAAAAGAAGCGCTGGGTTAGCGTGGGGGATGGACGCACAAGGCCAAGCCATGCAGCCGCCAATGGTCAAGAGGTTTTGGTTGATGAGCCTTTTATCATTCGAGACAAGGGCGTTGAGATACAGATGTCATACCCTCACGATGGTAGTGGGGGCGCTTCTAACAACGTCAACTGTCGCTGTATTGCGGTTTACTTCACGGATGACGATGAACTGTTCGATGACTTGAAGCCATCTGTCGCCCCAGTAGAGGGTGGAGCGGTCGTTGATGATCCAAAGCCTAGCGTTGAAAAATTCTTTAGGCCACGAGACAAAGCTATCAATGCTGCTAGTCTTGTTATCCCGCGAAGAATGGATGCGCTCAAGGAAATGCAGAACGATGTAGAGATAGCAAATAAAGATAATATCTACAGAGACAATGATGACGGGCCGTTTGTCGGGTACTGGCAGAGCAGAAATGAAAAGGACAATGGCAGAGTTTCTTTGAGCGGGTTTGAAAAGACCAGTGTGGCTTATGTAAACCAAGGTAGTAAAGAGCTTGACGCTATGGCGGACTGGCTAGGTTTGTCTAGGATAAGGGGCTATAAGACCGTAGGAAGAAGCACTGCCAACGGGAACCAAGGCGGCGGCGTAATGGCCCTTAATAAGAAGGCTATTAATGGATACGCTTCTCTGTCTAGCTCAGACTTTAAAACCGTTCCTGAAATCCTAGAAGCGCAAGACAGGCAGAGAGCGGTTTATAAGGCAGCAAGAAACAAGTTTTATCAATACAAAGAGAGAAGGGACGCGCCTGACTATGACCCTGACGTTGAGGACGAATTGTTTAGGGATTTAATTAAAGAGCAGAAAAAGTTTAACGCACTGGTAGAAGAATATTCCCTATCTAAGGAGCTAATAAGTAGGGGCGGCGGCCTTACAACTTATCAAAGGGGCGATGATTTTAGCGAAGCGCCGTGGTCAACGAAAGAATATTTCCCTGATGGATTAGATAAGACAAGGGTCTTAATGTATCACGAATTTGCCCACCATGTTCACCAGACATATAAGCTTACTGACTATTATAGCGTTGGGCAGTCTCCGTTAGAGAAAAGGCTAGACAGCTTCTTTCGGAAGAACTCAAAAAACAATCTGGAATCCTACGCGCCTAGTCGGTACGCAATGACAAACTATAGAGAATACTTTGCAGAGAGCTATGCAATGTATATGATGGACAAGGCAGAGGATTTGCACCCTGAGATTATCGAAATCATTGAGGACATTCTGCAAGAGAGGGGGAAGTAATGGCTAAGAAGTCGGATAGAGTTAGAGAGCTGCTAAACACAAGCACAAAGCTTTCTGATAGCGATCAAGAAGAGCTTTTCGATTTGATCGTTGATATAGATGCGGACGATGCGGCTGCTGCTCTGGCATCGGTTGGTCAACTTTATGTTGAGGGATTGGTAGATAGGGAAATATAAAGGCCGCTAAAAAGCGGCCCTCTAAGTTTATCTAAGCGCCTCTCTGAGCGTTTTATGTGTTGACCAAATATCTCCTTCCATTGGCTCTCTTCCGTTTAAGCGAATAACCGCTTTCTCTTGAGATGTTAGATTTAAGTTTACTTTTCTAAGCTGATACATCTTTTCCCCTTATCCTGCTTTGTATGCGGCGCGTTTCTCCGCTAGCATTTCCCGCAATGCGTCGAGACATTTTGTTTTGGTTTCGTCATCGAAGCGCATAAAGTTAAGTTGAAGGTTCTTAGCGGGAAGTTCACCGTAGACTTTTTTGTAAAGGTCTTGAAGGTCTGTAACGTTAGGGCGGAACTTGATTCTCATTTTATTTTCTCCGTTGGTGTGTTTCTTTATATCCCCAATATGGGGCATACGTTGACGCTTGTCAACAGCTAAATCAGAAAAAAATCAACTATTTTAAAATTTCTTTGCGTATGTTAGATTGTCTGCAGTTTAAACAGCACAATACGATACCGCTATTGCGGAACCAGAAGGATGCAGCATGAGCGATGATTTAGAGTTTAAGGACGAAACCC